TATTTTGTTCACTGCTTCCTGAAAGTGTATTTTCATTCATTTGCACTTGTTCTATTAAATATTCGTGTGATAATTGAGCAAATCTTTTACGTTCATCAGTATCTAAGAAAATGTAATCACACCAAATAGAAGCATTTTTAATTGATTTAATATTAGCACTTGAAACATCACTATTTCTAACATAAGCAGTTCCATTATAAGTGCAATTATTAAATGTTTCTATTTCTATATTTATTTTTACTTCATGATATTGAAGAGCAATTAATGGTAATGCTAAACCAATATTACGACAAAACCAAAACTCTAAAGGAATATATATTTTATTATTTGCAAAACTTGTCATATCAGTATCTGCACCAATCATTTCTTGATAACCATCCATTTTTCCAACAGGTAATGATAACTCATTCCAAATATACATCCAATGTGAATATTGTTTATCAATCTTTTGACCACCAATTTCAACTTCAACTGATTTCAATAAACGATGACCTATAAAATTAACATAACGATCTAAATTTTGTGTAAGAATATTATCTATATTCCCAGAATATAATTTTTCCAATTCTACTTCCACATACATTTTATGAACTAGATCACCATTACGGGATATTTGACAAGTAACACGATTACCCCAATCAAACTTTCCGTTAATTGATTGTTGTATAGATTCTATTGAAAAATTAGTATGACGACGATATACTACTTTAAAGAAAGTTATTTGAGGATTTCCAGTTAAATATACATCTTGCGCACCATAAGCAACTAATTGCAATAATCCACCACCCATTTTAATTATTAAGCATATAAAAAATTAACTTGCAAAAAGTATTTAAATATGATGAAAGAAAGATGTAGTAAGAAAAGAATACACGTTGTAGATAATACTAAAGAAATCTCAACCCTAGATGATATTCATATTAATAGTATAAAAAAATTTGAAGCTAAAAATAAAAGAATTGAAGAAATAACTGAACAAATTAATAAATTGAATATCATATCAATGACAGATATTTCTTGGTTATCCAACGTTGAAATTAAAGAACAAATTAAAGATTATACAAAAGAGTTAGATAAACTTAATAGTGAAAATGAACTTGATTATTACGAAAATGTTGGAGAAATATTGTTTAATTACTATGATATAGTTAATCAAAATGTTGGAGTTAAACAAGTTAATCCTAAAAAATATACTATTTTAGAAGCACTTAATATTGAAATGGACAATAGCAATTCAATAGGAGAATATAAAGATAAATCTAAATTGGTTAATGAATATTTAGCGATTACAGATAATAAATATATTAATCATATTAATGGTGAATTTACTAACACTAAATGTATTAATTGTAATAACGAAATGACTAATTTAGTTCAAGAAGCATTGATAGTATGTTTAAATTGTGGTTATCAAGATGTTTTATTAGCAGAACAAAATAGACCTATAATGTTATATGATAAGAAAGACGGTATTCATTATAGTTATAAACGTATTAATCATTTTAGAGAATGGATATCACAAATACAAGGGAAAGAAAGCACCGATATACCAAACGAAGTATTTGAAAAAATATTAAATGAACTTAAAAAAGAGAAAATTACTGATACAACTAAACTTACACCTAAGTTTATGAGAACAATATTAAAAAAATTAAGAACACATAAATATTACGAACATACCGCATATATTATTAATAGAATTAATGGTATTCCACCGCCTCAATTTTCACCGGAATTAGAACAAAATCTATCTAATATGTTTATGCAAACACAACCTTTATTTATTAAATATGCACCTGCAAACAGATTGAACTTTATCTCATACTCTTACATTTTACATAAATTCTTTTTAATTTTAGATATGCCGGAATACCTTGCTTTATTTCCTTTACTCAAAAGTAGACAAAAGATAGCTCAAAATGAAGAAGTTTTTAAGAAAATATGTAAAGAGCTAAAATGGACTTGGATTCCTAGTATTTAAAAATGATTTCGTTAATTATAAATATATAATGTATATCATCTTTGACACTGAAACTACTGGTTTAATTCCTAAAGATTCTTCAAATAATTACTATCATTATACAAATACTTCTAAATATAATAATGCTAGAATGATTCAAATTAGTTATGAAATATTAGATCATACTTTAAATGTTATTGCTACACGAAGCTTTTATATTAATGAAGTAGATACAATTAGTAATTCTCAGTTTCATAATATTACAAAAGATTTGTTAGAAAAAGAAGGTATAAGTATGAAGCAGTTTTGCGATATATTTACTGAAGATCTTAATATTTGTTCTAGAATTATAGCACATAATTTACAATTTGATTATTTTATTCTAATGAGTGAATTATATAGATTTGGATTTACTGATATTATTAACAAAATTAATTTACTTAAATTAATATGTTCTATGAAAAAAACTAGACATTTTGTTTGTCCTAATAAAAAATATCCTAAATTATTGGAATTATATAATTACGCAAATAATAGTAGTCTTACAGAACTACCAAATGCACATAATTCGATGTTTGATGTTATGTATTTACGAATTGCTCTAGTTAAACTTAAGAATAATAATGTATTTGATATATTTATGTGCGAATAATTATATATTTGAATTATATTTTTCATTAAATAAGATTATGGCTGATAAACTTGATATTTTGGTAGAAAACAAAAATGAATATTTAGAACATTTAATTGATATTTCTACTATACCTATTTGTAAGTTCTTTGTTAACATTGCAAATAATTGCAGTTCATTAAAAGAATTTCAAAAAGAATTAGTATTATTAACAAAATGGAATAAACAAAAACAAGATGCTAAAATGAATACTATTCATAAATTAATTGAAGAAGATCAAGCAACACCTCAATATATGTTAAAATTATTATCTGAAATTATTTCTAAAAGTATTAAAATTAAAATTATTGAACATAAATCTATTATTAAATCATTAAAAGTATATATTCCCGAATGGTATGAATTTTTATATAAAGTATGTATATTATCATCTAACATATTTTGGAAAAATCCAGTTTTATTTTATAAAAAAGTATCTTCTATTGAAAGACAAAATAACATTAATGCTATTGAAAAAATAACTAAAACGTGTATTAAGAATGCTGTAAGATCTTTTATTCCTTTAAATAAAATTATTAATGAATTAAGTGATATTACAGGAGGAGGAGAGATTAATATTACTAATACTCAGACTTTAGTGGAAAATGAAGATGATAGTGAAGATGATATTAGTAATGTTGATAATCTTCAAAGTGATGAAGATCTTGAGAGTGATGATGAAGAACTTGAGAATGATGAAGAACTTGAGAATGATGAAGAACTTGAGAATGATGAGAATGATGAAGAACTTGAGAATGATGAGAATGATGAAGATCTTGAGAATGATGAGAATGATGAAGAACTTGAGAATGATGAGAATGATGAAGAACTTGAGAATGATGAGAATGATGAAGAACTTGAGAATGATGAAGATGAACAATTTAAAATAGAAACAAATAAAATAGAACAAACTGAAGAATCTTTAGAAGATCAAATAGTAAAACCTGTTGTTTTAAAACGTGAAATAAAACATAAAGAAACATTTGAAGAACAAATAGTAAAACCTATTGTTTTTAAAGATGAAATAAAACAAACTGAAGAATCTTTAGAGGATGAAATAGTAAAACCTGTTGTATTAGAAGATGAAATAAAACAAACTGAAGATCAAACAGTAAAACCTGTTGTATTAGAAGATGAAATAAAACAAACTGAAGATCAAACAGTAAAACCTGTTGTATTAGAAGATGAAATAAAAGAAACACTTGAAGATGAAATAAAAGAAACACTTGAAGATGAAATAAAAGAAACACTTGAAGATGAAATAACAAAACCTGTTGTATTAGAAGATGAAATAAAAGAAACACTTGAAGATGAAATAAAAGAAACACTTGAAGATGAAATAAAAGAAACACTTGAAGATGAAATAAAAGAAACACTTGAAGATGAAATAACAAAACCTGTTGTATTAGAAGATGAAATAAAAGAAACACTTGAAGATGAAATAACAAAACCTGTTGTATTAGAAGATGAAATAAAAGAAACACTTGAAGATCAAATAGTAAAACCTATTGTTATATTAGAAAATGAAATAGAACAATCTAAAGATGATGATGATGAAATTGTAATGAATAATGAAGATATTAAAGTAATACGTATAAACAAATCGTTTTTTTAAGATATAAAACACTAAATGTATTATATATATTCATTATGTATAGCTTTAATAATTTTTATAATTATTAGTAGCTTTGAAAAAAAACAAACAATTACTGTTAAAGATTTATTAACATTTATAATTTTATATATTATTATTACTTTTGCTGTTTATTACATATATTCTGCTATGAATAAAACAACTACAACAATTGAATCACAACCTTCGTATATTCCTGAAACTATACAAACTGGATTTAATATTGTTTCTTCTTAACTGTAATTTTACAAGCATTTTTACTATTTTTTATTACAACATTAGGATCATATTGTTCATCTTCTTCTTTTTCATCATCATAACTACTTAATTTTTCTTTTTCATCTTGTATTGATTGCATATCCCATAAAGCAGAATCACATAATTTAAAACTTTTATTTGGATCTGCTTTATACCAAAAAACTTGATCTTCTAATTTAGATCCTGATGCTCTATTATCTATTACTAAACATCCATAATCTTGTGTAACTTGATCTAGGACTTGTTCAAAAACTTGAAGTGTTGGAAT